AATCTAACCGAGATAAAATCAAAGACAGACATTGCTCTTGCAGTTGCACAAACAGTTCCAGGCGACACTGGCGACTTAGCAAGGGCTATTACAAATGCGAAAAACGAGGCAGACGCATTAGGAGCGTTATCACCATCAAGGTTAGCACGTCAAAACAGACTACCAAGTGTAGCGAGGTTGGTAGGTTCAGGATCACAATCTGCAATATCATCTGCTGTTGCGACTGGCCTAAGTGGACTGCCAGGCGGAGCAAGAACAGCAACGGCAATCGTAAACAATATTCCTGGAGCAAAGAATCTTGCCGCACCAGGACTCAGTGACATTAGTAAAGTTGCAGTAGACTTAGCATCAAAAGCATTTGGTGGCCAACCGGTCTTTGGCTCTTCGCTATCTCTTCCGTCTGCAATTTCAGGCGGCCTAAGCAGTGGTGGACTAACAAAAGGTTTATTAAGTGGCTTGCCTGCAGGCGTACAAGCACAACTACAATCTGCGTTATCATCTTTGACAACTGGTGGTGGCTCAACAATCAAACTACCAACGGTTGCATTCAATACATTCGATAGATCAGGTATAACAAAACAAATTGATCGAACGTTAGGCAATCCTATTATACCAAGACCTACTGTGATGGGAGACATTATTCCTGCAGGTGGATTTGTTGGACCGTTGTCTAGTCTACGTGATCAAGCGTTTGCAACTACAAGAAAAGGAAACGACTACAAAGCACTTGCTAAAGAATTGGAGTCAGTGCAGAAGAACATAACACAAAATAGAATTGCAACAGCAAATGCTCTTGCTGAGTATAATTTAGCAGTAGCATCATTCCCTATAGGCGATCCTCGAATAGAAGAAACAAAAAGAAAATGGGAAAAACTAGAAGCAACCAAGAAAAACTTAGCGGCATCTGAAGCAACCATACAAGAGCAAATGGATCAAATTGGACACGAGTTTGGAGAAGCATATGTTCCCGGTCAAAACACTACGACACGACAAACAACAGCAGATGACCCTTCTGCTGGACTAGAGTCATTGATTGCATCTCAAACATTAACTAGTGATAGTATCTTTACAACAGGAAATACACCAGTAACAGAAGCAACATCGAGTAATCAGAATTCTTTATCTGGCGAAACAACCTTCTCTTTTGCTGACTACGGCAATGGAGCAATACCTGCTGTTACAGAAACAATTATCGATTCAGTTCAAGCACCAGATCCAATTATTGTAATTATTGATCCTCCTGTTGTTGATGATCCTCCACCAGAAGTACCGCCTGTTGAAGAAGAAAACACAGTCGAAGCAATTGTTGGTCCAGAGTTACCAAAAGTCCCAACTGGAGGCGGTGGTGGTGGTTGTGTATTGCTAGATAGTTATATACCTTTAGTAGAGTCTGAGATATTTAACGGCAGAGAAATTAAACAGGCTTATCAGTTAAGAGAAGGCTATGACATATCGTTAAATACAGCAGACAAAGAACTAAACACATACATTGGTACAGTAGTATTCAATATAGTAGATTTACAGCCATGTGTTCGCATTGAAACAGCACAAGGCATCTCGTTGAACTGTTCCACAACTGCTCCAATCTTTACTAAAGATTCAGAATTTGTTGATGCACCAGACTTAATGAACAAACAAATTCTATGTATGAAAGATGACAAAGAGTTTTGGGACGAAGTTGTTTCAATTGAGAGTATAGGTGAGAAGTTCGTTGCTGTTATTAATGCTGGAGATACAGCATTCTGGGCAGGTGAGCAAGATGGATCTTATATATTGCATCATAATGCATTCAAGTTCACAACCGATCTCTCTATTAACTTCCATAAGAAATAAAATAGGATATAAATAGTATTATGCCAACATATGTAGGATTTTCGTCAATAAACGCAGAGAAGCCAAGAACTGTAAATGAAGTTCCAGGCCTAGATGGTCGTGGGGGCATAATTCAAAATCCTTTAGTTTATGGCAAAAGATATAGATTAACTGATGCAGAATTAGTTATACAAGATTTAGTCAATGCACTTAATATTCGTAAAGGTGAAAAAGTAGGACAACCAGCTTACGGTACTACTCTCTGGGACTTTGTATTTGAACCGAATACACGAGATGTTACACAACAACTTGAAAATGAATTACAAAGAGTTGTATCACAAGACCCTAGACTAAATGTAAACAGAATCAGAGCCTATCCAAAAGAGAGCGGCATTTTAGTAGAATTGGAATTAGCTGTTAACCCCTTCAATAACGCAGGGGATTTGAATTTATTCTTCGATAATCAAACATTTACAGCCGCAATAGTATAATAGATATACCTTAAAAATACCCGGTTTTAGAAAAGATAAATATATCTAACAGAGACATACTATGGCTACAAGTTCAAGGCAATCAGGATTATTCGGCGTAAACGACTGGAAAGCGATATACCAAACTTTCCGCGAAGCCGACTTTAGAAGTTACGATTACGAAACACTTCGTAAGAGTATGATCGATTACCTTCGTCTATATTACCCTGAAAACTTCAATGATTATGTTGAAAGTTCAGAGTTTATTGCACTACTTGATGTTATGTCGTTCATGGGGCAAGGACTAGCGTTCAGAAACGATCTAAACGCCCGTGAGAACTTTATTGACACTGCTGAACGTAGAGACTCAGTTGTCAAACTTGCTAACTTAGTTAGTTATACTCCAAAAAGAAATACATGTGCAAACGGCTATATAAAAGTTGTTGGAGTAAGAACAACAGAAAATTTAACTGATGTTAACGGTCTTAACTTAAGCAATATTCCTGTATTATGGAACGACCCTTCTAATCAAAATTGGTTAGAACAAATGAATACAATTATCAACGCAACTCTTGTTGATACACAACGTATTGGCAGACCAGCAAATACGTCTGATATTTTAGATGTGCAGACTAGTGAATACTCTATTAAAATACCAGAGACTAGTCTACCGATTGTGCCATTCACTTCTGTGATTGATGGACAATCAATGAACTTTGAATTAGTAAGTGCAACATCACTTGATGAAAACTATGTTTATGAAATTCCGCCTGCACCAAGTGGCAAACTTAATGTGTTATATAGAAATGATAGATTAGGATTTGGTTCTCCAAACACTGGGTTTATGTTTTACTTTAAACAAGGAACATTAACAAATTATGATTTTTCTTTTCAACAAAAAATAGCAAACCAATCAATCGATGTTGACATTACTGGTATTAATCAAACTGATACATGGTTATACAAACGTAATACTGACGGCACGTCAACACCTTGGAAACAAGTTGAAAATGTATATGCTGATGCATACTTGCAAACAGAACAGTCAGACAAAGATATATTCTCTGTAGACTCCAGATTTAATGATCAAGTCTCATACACATTCGGTGACGGCGTGTTCTCTAAGATACCCGTCGGCAACTTCAGAGCATATGTACGATCAAGTAACGCATTGACTTACTCTATCAACCCTTCTGAAATGAATGGCATCTCAGTTGCTATTTCATATATTGGTAGAAAAGGGTCAACTGAAACACTTACACTAAACTTGCAATTACCAACAGTTGTTTCAACTGCACAAGCAAGAGAGCCTATCTCAGAAATCAAACAAAGAGCACCTACTAGATACTACACACAGAATCGTATGGTGAACGGTGAAGACTACACAAACTTCCCTTATACTCTTTATAACTCTATTGTTAAATCGAAAGCAGTTAATAGAAGTTCTATCGGAGTTTCTAAAAACTTAGACTTACTTGACCCAACTGGCAAGTATTCAAGTTCAAACTCTTTCGGTGATGACGGAGCGTTATATCAGGACAGCATTGATGGCTTCTTGTCTTTAACTGTAACAAACACAAGTGACATCATTCAATTCTTTACTGATGACTTAGCATCTGTGTTAGCCTTAAATCGTGCTAATCAGTACTACATTCAAAACTACACACGTTATGTATATCCAGATGCAGGCTCTCCTACATTGTATTGGAAGTCTAGTTCAGTTGACTCAGCAAGTCAGAGTGGTTACTTTTATTCACTCACAGGAACTGTTGAAAACCCAGCACCATTAGGAACATTTACAACATCAAATGCAAAGTATATAACAACAGGAGCAATCGCAAAATTAACAGCTCCAACTGGTTTTTACTTTGACAGCAACAATCGTTTAGTAGCAGGCATCCCAACTGGTGGAGAGAAATCTTATATCTGGTCAACTATATTAAATGTAATCGGTGATGGTAGCAATTCTGGACAAGGAACATTTGCGAACGGCACCGGCCCAGTTATAGTTAATGGTTATATCCCTGATGGAGTAACAATTACAGAAATTATACCTGTCTTTGATAATTCTTTATCATCTCCTGTAATACAAGAAGCAATTCTTAAAATTGAATTACAACAAGACTTTACTTTAATCTTTAATAATTCATTATTGATCAACCAAGAACGTTGGTCAATTGGTGCGCCTACAGCAACTAATTACTTTGTCAAGTTTACTAGTTTAGGAAACAATCGTTATACAGTAACTTACAGATCACTTACATACTATTTCGGTAGTGTTGTTGATACACGATTTACTTTTAATAAGAATGAATTAGTATACGATCCGTTTACAGGTAAAATCATACAAGACTTTATTAATGTATTAGGTATTAACACGCAATTCGGTACACCTAATGCTATAGGGGCAGACACGAGTGTTAACATTCTAGGACAGACAGTTGAGTCAGATGGTTATGTTAATGACTTCCAAGTTGAAGTTGCGGCGACTGATGTAAACAATGGTCAGTTAATTTTAGATCCAGACTTCTTTAATGACATCACAGGTTATGTCACTAATGGAGCAAACATTGGAGTTTACACATTCTTCCGAACAACAACTGATCCAATTAACTTGACACGTCAATTAATTGTTCCTAGTACAGACATAAACTATTCTTATTCAACAAAAACTCAAGTTGAAGTTGTTAAGTATGAATTCCCAGTAGGTAAAATATTTTATGCATATGCAGATAAAGTCTTTTACAAAACAGTACAAGATCCAACGATTACAACACCTTTTTATGTTCTAACTCCACAACTAGATTACTCAGTTAAATCAGGTCGTCAAGGGTTAAGTTTCCAATATAGACATAATGCAAACAATACAACTAGAATTGATCCGGCAACTACAAATATCATTGATTTATATGTTGTAACACAAGCATATTATACTGCATATACAAATTGGATTAATGACACTACAAACACTGTTGTCAAACCACAGCAACCAACACTAAACGAACTAGAAACTGCATATAGCAAAATACAAGATTATAAAATGCTGTCAGATTCAGTCATATTAAATAGTGTTACGTTTAAACCATTGTTCGGAGCGAAAGCAGATCAATCACTAAGAGCAACTATTAAAGTTATCAAATCAAGTACGACAAATGCAAGTGATAGTGAAATAAGAAGTGCTGTTCTTACAGCAATGGATACATATTTTAGTATAAACTTTTGGAACTTTGGAGATACCTTCTTCTTTTCAGAACTAAGTGCTTACCTACATGAACAAACAGATGAACTTATATCCTCTGCTGTATTAGTATCAAATGATCCTGAAAAACTATTTGGAGACTTGTACGAAATTAAATGCAGACCATACGAAATTTTTGTTAATGCGGCTACAACAACTGATGTTGTAGTGGTAGCGGCACTAACCCCTGCAACATTGCAGTCATAAGGATAGATTAAACTAACATGGCAAAAATCAGAACTCTCAATTTCTTACCAGAGATATTCAAAACTGATACTAATGCTCAATTTTTAGGAGCAACACTTGATCAGTTAGTCAATCCTCCGGTCACTGAAAAACTTCAAGGTTATGTTGGTAGTAAGTTTGGTTATGGAGTAAATGCTAGAGATAATTATGTTACTGAGCCTACAAAGATTCGTACTGATTATCAATTAGATCCTAGCGTAGTATTCTTAAAAGAAAATGAGTCAGTTGCAAAAGACTTCATTACATATCCTGGCATTTTAGATGCTCTTAAATTACGCAACGGTATTACAACCAACAACGACAGACTTTTTACAAGCGAAATCTATTCATGGGATTCATTCACAGACTTAGATAAACTCATAAACTTTAATCAGTATTACTGGATTCCAAGCGGACCACCGGTAGTTACTGTAGCAACAGCAACAGTCTTTGCAACATCTGAATATGTTGTAACAGATACTCCGAATGCATATAACATTAAAGCATTAGGTTCGGCAACGGGAACAAACAACCCAACAATCACTTTGTTAAGAGGTGGTAGTTATAGATTTGCAGTTAATCAACCTACTCAATTCTGGATTCAAGGTATGCCAGGAGTTACAGGATTTGATGGCACTCAAAACACTAGAGAAGTTTTAGGTGTTAGTAATAACGGAGCAACTCAAGGTTACGTAAACTTTGTAGTCCCAAACAGAAATGCACAAGATCAATATCTGTTTCCAGGCAATAACTTAGTTGATGTTGTTAGCACTACATTGTTCTCAGAAATCAATGGAAAAACTCTATCTGAAATAGGTAACATTGATGGAGTAACATCGCTTGACAATCTTAAGATTATGTTCTATAATACAGCAGAGCCAAACGAAGTAGGCTTTGTACAGTCGTTCTTTGATGAGAGCGGAGCAAACTATGATGTTAATCTAACATCGCCTAATCTTGTCCCAGCAATTACATTAGCGATTACTGAAACAACTGCTGATGCACTTGTTACATCTGGTTCAACTGAAGATTTAATACTCAATCAAACAGTTACATTTACAGCAGTTCCTGCTAGTGATCCTCTTCTTGGTGGGTTAGATGTTAATACAATTTACTATGTAAAAGAAATTGTTGATGCAACATCATTCAAAATCTCAGAACAATTAAACGG